GCGGAAACTGATACTGAGTACGGACTAACGCCGCAAGGTTATGTAGCGGAGCCAGAGGATGCAATTCAAATTGACCTATTTGAGCTTGCTGGTAGTCTGATGGGTTCTAATATCGGGACGGCTGAAAAGTCTATCTTAGGTAGTTTTATCCGTATCGTGGCTCACCGAATGGCTAAGTACGAGCAAACTATCGGGAACGTTTGGGACTCGTGGTTTTTCGATACCGCAACAGGGATTACCTTAGACAAGGTTGTTGCCTTATTAGGACTAACCCGAAATAAATCACAACCAGCTTACGTGTCTTTATCTTTTACCGGAAAAGCAGGAACAGTGATTGATGCTGATGAGATGTTTGAAACGGAAGATGGACAAACCTTCATACTTGAAGATGCAGTTATTTTGGATGCCGATGGCAATGGTTCCGGCATTGCTGTCTCGATGGATGAGTCAGCTGATGCGAATGTCGCAGCAGGTACGATTACTAAGCAAACCATGCCAGTTGAAGAGATCACTTCGGTCACTAATCCGGTGGCAGCGAATGGTGGCATGACTACCGAGGATGATGAGACTTTTAAGAACCGGGTAAAAGTCTTCGAAGAATCACTGTCGGGGACTACTCGTGACGGAATCAAATCATCAGTGGCTAACGTAGCCGGGGTCGATCAAGTAGAGGTTAACGTCAATGACACCAATGAAGTCGATGAAAATAGTGACCCGCCAAAGTCAATTCACGTCTATGCTTCAGGCGGTATCGATGGTGATGTAGCCCAAGCCATTAGCGATACTCTTGCTGGCGGGACTCAGACAGTAGGGGAAACGGTGTGCAAGGTACTGGACCGCGGCGGATACCCGCAAGAGATTCACTTTGACCGTCCAACGGGCGTGCCAATCTTTATGATGGTCACGCTTGATACTGATAGCACCTTATTTGAGACAGATGGAATTGATCAAATTAAAGCCAACATCAAAACGTATCTTAACTCTCTAACGATGGGAGATAAGGTGCGTTTTACTTATCTCTACACTTTGGTTTATGGAGTGGTCGGCGTGACTGATGCGGAGATCAAGATTGGGCGCACAACTGATACTTTAGCAGCGTCCGATATCCAGCTAGAGACCTTTGAGTCAGCAACTTATGCTCCGGGCAATATTGAGGTGGTAACTAATGCAAATTGATCCAACAATTAAGGACTTACCGCCATCTTTTGATCGGTCTACTGGGTCGAACAATTGGAAGATGATGCAGTTGGTCGAACAGCCGATAGGTGCTGGTGAGAAGCGATTGGATATGCTGTTGAAAATGCGGTCACTAGACACTGCTGAGGGCGGATTCCTAGACAGAATAGGTAACATCATTGGAGTTTATCGAGGACAGATGGATGACGACTTCTATCGGCGAATGATTTACGCACGTCTTGCGCGACGTCATACCGATGGGACCATCAACCAGATTTATGATGTCGTCTCGGTAATCCTCTCTGCGGATCCACACGAATTTTGGGTACGCCCTCTTTGGAACGTAACTGGTGAACCAATGGCCATTGAGGTCTTGAATGTCCCGGCAATCTATATTGACTCACAGGAGAAGGAAGCAATGTTGCTTGATCAGGTCCGAGCATCCGTTGCAGCACCGACCAGAGTGGCAACAATTCAGTTTAGAACGACAGTCAAAAGTAATCTCTATATGACCTCTTACACTATGGTTCACCAGACAATTCATACAACGATGAACGTCGCGCAGGACCGCCACATCTCGATGCAAGGACAAGCTGGCTTAGCTAGTGTCACCAAAATTAGACAAACAATTAAAGCAAAGGAGGGGTAATAGTGGCAAGCAATGACGAGCAGAGAAGCGCAACAACCATCTTCACGACTGCCGCCCAGTCAATAGCTGCACGGCTTATCGCCAATAAAACAACGGCCAAATTTACTAAGGCAGAAATCAGCACCACTAATCTTTTTAATCAATCGGTTACCGAGTTACAAGTCCTAACATCACTTGATAATGTGCAGCAGACAGCCGACATTAATACCGTGACAGTCATCAACGACAATACTGTTGATGTCAATGTTGCAATTGACCAAACCAAAGCGCCTAATGATTACCAAATGAATTCGGTTGGATTGTTCGCTGTCGATGGTGATGGTAAGGAGGTGCTGTACAGTGTCACCGTGTTAAAAGACCCCGTTTATATCCATCAAGACGCGATGGGGTCGGCTTTGGGAATTGATCTGGAAACTGTAGTGGGTCAATCCAAAAACGTTGACTTATCAATCAACCCAGCTGGTGCAGTGACCAACGAAGCGTTGAAGGTGACCTTGGCTGATTATGCCAAAAAAGATGAGGTGCAAAACCTTATTCCTGATGATATCGCGACCACCAAGGATTTAGCCGATGGCGACGCGGAAACACTCACATCGGCGAAGGACTACGCGGACACGCAGGCCAGCGACAAGGTCAAGAATGCGGACACTGCTAACTGGCAGAAGGCAAAAATTTCTGCTGATGATGGCTCACCGAAGTCCTTTTTGTATGCCAAGGATAATGGCAACATTACGATGTGGATTGCTGGCCGACCGCTTGGGATGCACACCTTTTGGTGTGCCGCTGGCGTAACTGGTAATCCAGTGAGTTCTTCAATTCAAGGCACTATGTCGATTTCCAGCGTTAAAAATGGCGTGGGTTATTGTGTCAGTGCTGATGGCGATTTTATTTCCATTACCTTGGTGGACGGACAAGTCAACTATGACATCTTAACTAAGAAGTCTGACATTGACCCAAGTGTGATGGCTAAAACGACGCTGACGGCTACTGATGATGTGTTGACATTGGGTGCAGGAACATATTGGGTATGGGGCACAGCACCTAAAAATTATCCTACAAGTGTTCCGTGGGGCACCGTGGTGGTTAAGCTAAATCCAATCTCAACGACTGGAATGAATAAGCTGGTCGAGGTCACTGATACATCTCGTAATCGAGTTCTTAACACCTATTCTGGTAGCCCAGCTACTTGGTCAGGTTGGCACATACCCAACGAGGGATCACTTGCTATAGGCGCGGGTGCCAACAAAATCGCAGCAAACGGAAACACGTTTGTTCCGCTGGCCATTAACGTCGCAACAGGTGAGATTTGTCTACCTGATGGAACGGCAATCACACTAAGCTTGCCGGGCGGGGTCAAGCTAGGTGACCATATGCTCAATATTAGCGCTACTGATGGCCTAACCATTGATAACCAAGCATACTTCACCGCAGTGGCTGATGAAGCTACAGCAGCTTCTAAGGCGGCAGCTGACCCATTGCACAACTACACAACTGAGGAATAGGAGGCTACTATGGCAATTTTTAAAAAAGATGGTCAGGTATTTTCTTGGCACTCGAAAAATAAAAAGACCGAGTATGCCAACCGGCATGGCCCTAAAATTTTTGCTAGTACACGAAACTCCTTGGAATTGGTTGAAACATTGACAATTCCTAGTATGGAGTCTGGTGCACTAAGTTTATCCGTAGATAAGAGTAATCACTTTATTTTTGTAACCTTGTGGACTCAGGATTCAAGTTCTGTTAATCGATATACTCTAGGAGGAGTTAGTAGTCCGTACGATAAATTACTAATCGAAAATTATTCTGGTGAATCTGCATTTAAGCCATTAGTTGATGGTGATAATAATATTGTCATTGCTCGTAGAAACTACCTTAGAAAGATGGATTTAGACGGTCATCAGATGGCTTTTCATAGCTTAAATGATACTAGCCTTAGTCTGAATATTTATGATCAGACGTCATCCGGTGAGTACCTAGCAAAAGATAATGCAAGCAACATCTACCTATTTGATAAATCTGACTTATCAATTTCAAAGCAGATGAAATATGGGAACACCATATACGAAATGATGAACACCAATGCAGGAATTGCATTAGTAAACAATTCTAGTCTCTGGCTCTATGACAATGATCTAAATAACATTGGTGGTGTTATTGTTGGTGGTCAAAATTCAGCAATTGGTTTAGCAAATGTCAAAAATAAATTTTTCGTCTTTGGTGATAGTAATAGTAATAATATTGCTATCTATGAATTTATTGACAAAAAATTTGTTTTAAAACAGAAACTCACCGTTTCTAACGTTAACTGGCAATCTCCAACTTCTGATGGACGATTTGTCTATTTCTCCGTAGGAGGGACTTTATATAAAGTTGATAGTGATACAAATATCATTTTTCAGTTTGATACGGGTATTACACATATCGGTGATATAGCCGTTACAGAAAACGAAGTGTTTGTAAATGGATCACAAAATAGCATGCCAGTCGTCCAACACTACCATCAATTTTAGGAGGAAAAAGAAATGAAAATAGTTAACTCTATTTATGATGGGGGGGGGGGTAAAAGACCGCTATATCAGTCTTTAGGCCACCTCAACTCACAGTTATGTAAAGTAAAAGTAGGTGGTCAGTAATGGCAATCTACAAAAAATCTGGAACGGTGACTAAGTGGTATCACAGAAGCAAAATTGTTGATGCCAATAGCAAGGGACAACATGCCTATCACGATTACGCGTTACCAAGTTCAGTTCTGTGGTCCGGGGAAGCATTATTTTCCACGGAAAGTATGTCCTTACCAACCGGCGTGACTAAGCTGGCAGCACCTTTAGAATTGCCGATTGCCTTCAAAGATTTACGTGGAATCCGCTTGACCTTTGGCACAGCAGTCATCAAAAAGACTTATGATAGTGGGCTTAAGTTCTATTTCCGAAGCGGAGAAACTACCTCTGACGGCATGGCCGCTGATGGCACATGGATGAAATA